GAGATATGGTTAGTGCAGTTTTGAAACAAGTAAGATCAGGGATACCGATTAGAGAAGTGCGAGCGCATGTCGGTAAGAAATTACGGGCTGAACCAGTAGCGGCAATGTATGAACAAGGCAGAATCCACCATGTAGGAGAATTTGCCTGGCTAGAAGATCAAATGACTAACTGGACACCTGAAGATCCATACTCCCCCGATAGAATTGACGCACTTGTACAAGGATTTTCTGATTTACTTGGCAAGGTAACGGTTAGCAATTACTTTAATGCGATTTCTAACATGTGTCCTAGTTGCGGGCTACCAATGCCTAAAAGTTTTGGCAACTGTTCCGCATGTGGAGCGGCTATGATTAGCACTGTTTCTGAAGGAGAATAAATGGCTGTTACTTACAACACCACAATTGATCAGGGTTCTGATTGGTACTTTACAGTCACTTACGCAAACCCTAATGGCACGCCAATTAACATTACTAACTACACGGCGGCTATGCAGTTGCGTGCTACTCCACAAAGCGTGAATCCAGTATTGACTTTAACTACACAAAACGGCGGAATCACAATTACGGGCGCAACTGGAACTGTTGCATTGCACGCCACAGCCGCACAAACTATGGATATTGTTGAAGGCTCATACGCTTATGACATTGAGATTTATTCACCAGCATCACCAACAACTGTAACTACACGATTAGTGCAAGGCCAAATTTTAGTTAGCGCGGAGGTAACACGGTGAGCCAAGACCAAATTACGGTATCGCCAGTAATCAACCAAATCACTGTTGCCTCACCTGGACCACAAGGACCATCAGGCGCATTTCAACCATCTGATATTGCTTATACTCATGTGCAAGCCGTAGCAAGCGCTACTTGGACTATTAACCATAATCTTGGTTTTAATCCAACGGCGGTTGTATTGGACTCATCAGGAACGCAATGTGAAGGCACTTTCAGTTATCCTACGGTTAATCAAATGGTGATCACATTTAGTTCAGCATTTACAGGAAACGCTTATGTTGTATAGGAGCATATAAATGGCAAGAAAATTTTTAGTATCTATTGACTTAAACAAGAATGAATTGCAGAACGCGGTTATACAAAACCTTGCTACTGCTCCCGCGACACCGCTTGATGGTCAGATTTACTACAACACTTCTGATGACACGCTTTATTTTTGGAACGGATCTGCGTGGATCAATGTTGTTCAACAAGCAGAAATTCTTTACGACACATTTGCTAACCGCCCAGTAGCAGGCGCAGGCAACACAGGATCATTATTTTTTGCAACAGATCAAAACCTTCTTTATTTTTCAAATGGTTCTGCATGGTCACAAATAAGTACATTTGGAAACGCAACAGCAACTACTGCTTATGGTGACAGCGCAGTAAACGGATCAGCAAACACTTATTCACGCTCTGATCACACACACGGTACGCCATCTCTTACATCTACTGCACCACAAACACTGGCCGTAGGTGGTACAAACACAGTGGGTACTGCAACAACACCAGCCCGCGCAGACCATGTTCACGCACTACCTAATTTTGGCACTGTCACAGCACAAACATCATTTGGTTCATCATCAGGCAATGGATCAGGCACAGAATTTGCGCGTAATGATCATACACACGGCACGCCAACACACGATAACGCCGCACATAGTGCCATTAATCTTTCAGCACTTACTGTTCCAACAGCAGATGTGGCATTTGCTACATACAAGATCACAGGTTTGGGAAATCCAACTTCAGATCAAGATGCCGCAACAAAATACTATGTAGATCAGGCTGTTCAAGGTCTTACATGGAAAGCGGCGGCTAATCTTCTTTCAACAGTCAATGTGGCGCTTACAGGATCTACTGGAACGCTTAACATTGATACATACGGCGCACTTACAAGCGCAGATGTAGGTTATCGCATTGTTCTTACTGGTCAAACAACAGATACAGAAGATGGCATTTATGTTTATGCTGACAATGGAACTAACTACACACTTTCACGCGCAACAGATGGCAACCCATATACAGAACTTATTGGCGCATCTATTTATGTGCAAGAGGGAACAACAAAGGCTGGAACATCTTGGGTTCAGTCAAATCATTACCTAACTTCTTTTGCAGGTCAGAATTGGGTGCAAATTGCAGGACCAGGAACACTTACAGCAGGCAATGGCATCAATATCACAAGCAATGTTGTTTCTGCTGTTGTTGAGGCTGGTGCTGGTCTTAGCCTTTCAGGTTCAGGACTTGCAATTGATACAGCCGTGGTTGTACGCAAATACGCCGCCTCAATTGGTGATGGATCTGCTACTTCTTACACAGTTACCCATAGCCTTAACACCAAAGATGTTCAGGTAACTATTTATGACAATTCCGCCCCATTTGCTGAAGTAATTTGTGATGTCCAGCATACAAGTACATCAGCAGTGACCTTGTTATTCTCAGTTGCGCCAACTTCAAATCAGTATAGAGTTGTAGTCCAAGGTTAATAACTTCCCGCAGTACAAGGGGATAAAGGGAGATACACATGGGTCTGCGTGACCGTATCGCAAGAGCAATAGCAACTGGCAGTGTAGAAAAAGGTCCAAACCTTCCTGCTGGTACAACAACTATTGGTACTGATGCCTTAATGGCACAAAGCGGATTAGCCATGCAACAAACTTATGGCAATAGCGTTGCGCTACCACGCGCACCATTCTCTGCAACAGTTCCATTTGGTCCTGGTAACCCAATTACACCAGGTGCAATTAACCCAATTGATCCTGCTACTGGTCGGCCACAGCCACGCCGTTATGAATATCAAGTTGCACAGAACATCAACATTACAGAAACACGCCTTGTACCTTTTACTACATTAAGAGCCGCATCAGAACAAATTGATATTTTGCGCCGTTGCATTGAAGTAATTAAAAACAAAATGTCAGGTTTAGAGTTTGACATTGTTATGGGAACAGACGCATCTGAAAAAATTGCGGCGGGAGCAGGCGGAGATCATGTCCGTGCTATGGCAAAAGCCCGTGAAAAATACACAGATGAAATTAATCGCTTGCGTACTTTTTGGGAAGTGCCTGATAAAGCCAACGGATATACCTGGGCTGATTGGTTAAACATTGCGTTAGAGGACATTCTTGTTATTGATGCGTGGGCCGTTTATCCTCAACCAACAGTAGGCGGGGATCTATTTGGTTTCCAAATTCTTGATGGCGCAACTATTAAACCTTTAATTGATGATCGCGGTATGCGCCCATTAGCACCTAATGCGGCTTTCCAGCAGATCCTTTATGGTTTTCCACGCTCTGAATTTTCTGCAACTGACGAAGATCCAAAAGCAGATGGTGAATTTACTGCTGATCAATTGGCTTATTGTGTGCGTAATCGCCGTTCTATTTCTGTATATGGATTTAGCCCAACAGAGCGAGCGCTACCGCTAGCAGACATTTATCTACGCCGCCAGCAATGGATTAGAGCGGAATACACAGACGGTGTAATGCCTGATTTGATGTTTACTACTGATGAAGATTGGGGAACTAACCCTGATTTACTACGCGCTTATGAAAACATTTTAAATGATGATCTTGCAGGACAAACTCAACAGCGCAAACGCGCTCGCTTGCTACCAAAAGGATTAGCCCCAATAGTTAATGAAGGCTATGGGGAAAAGTTTAAAGATACGCTTGATGATTATTTGATTACCAGCATTTGTGGACACTACGGCGTACAACCTGCTGAAATTGGGTTTGCTCCAAAGGGCGGATTAGGCGGCGGCGGATTTGAAGAAGGCCGTGCTGAGAACGCTGAGGCCATTGGAATTCAACCATTGGCTAACTGGATTTCAAAGATGGTTACAAACCTTTCTTACACATATTTAGGTATGCCACGCGAACTTGAATTTAAATTAATGACATCACAGCGTTTAGACAATGAAGAAAATGCGCGTAAGTCACAGATTGAAGTTACTAGCGGAGGGAAAACAATTAATGAGCGTAGATCAGAATTGGGATTGCCATTGCTTGATACCCCACAAGCCGACATGCCAATGCTTGTGTCAGGATCTAGCGTGTACTTGTTCTCCCCTGACGGAATCATCAACGCATCAACAGTTTCAACTGCTCCAACTCTTGAAGGGGCTAACGCAACACCAACAGCCGCAACCACTCCTAATCCGCTTGATCAAAAACCTGAGAAAGAAGGCACGGAAGAAGAAAGAGTTGAATCTGATGAAGTTGAAAAGGCACAATCTGCGGAAGTAAAAGCATTTATGAAGTGGGCTAATAAAGGCAAACGGGCAAGACTGTTTGAATTTAAAAGCCTAGATCCAATTGTGGCAGATGCACTTAATCGTTGTGCTTTTGACGGTGATTTAGAAACTGCTAGGGCGCTCGCTAAGGCTTATTTAACATGATCCAGGGCGCTCTAGAGGCAGATGGGCGCATAGCGGCAAAGAACGCAACCAAGATCAGGGCGGCTCTTATGGAAATGGCCGATTACAAAAAGATCTTTTTGCAGTATCAAGAAACGCAACCAATCTCTACCCAAAACAAAGCACAAGACAATGCCCGCGCTCGCTCCTGGGCAATTATGAATGTGCGCTTACGAACTGAAGCATTGGCATCAACACTATGGCGCACTTGGGCTGAGGCTTATGTACTTGGGGAAGCGGCGGCTGATGAATGGATTAAAAAAACAATCCAGGCTAACAAAGCGGCTGATGATGGCTACATTGATTGGAAGAATTGGCAACCAGGAGATAAAGCAGGCGCATTAATGTTGCGTAGGCCAGGTGCTTTCCAAAGATTATTAGATCAAACCAATGTAACTATTAAAGGCATGGAAAGAACCAGCATCACAGACATAGGCAATGCCTTGGCTACCACAATAGAACTTGGATTAGATGCTGAAAGAGCCTCTATTCTTATAGGTAAACATGTGGCTAGCGCATCAAGAGCATTAACAATTGCTATCACTGAACAGAATAGAGCCATGTCTGCGGCCACAATTCAACGCTACAAAGATGCTGATTTACAAAAGATGGAATGGCATGTGTCAGATCCATGCGATAAATGCGCTCAAAATGCAGGTGCAGTAGTTCCTATTGGCACATCATTTCCTACTGGAGCAACACAGCCACCGCAACACCCACATTGCCGTTGCGTTTTATTGCCAGTAATTCCTGGAATGGAAGAAGATGATTTAGCCCCAACTGGTACAACGCTGGTAACTCCGCCTGCTCCACCTGAATTACCTCCTGCTTTCCCAACTCCAAAACAACAAATAGAACAAACAGTTGCGGAATTGCAAAACAGAACAATAGATCCAGGTCAAGCAATCTATGAAAAACTAGATAACCGCCCATTCATACCTGGCAAATGGGATATTGTGCCAAGAGAAGCAATGAGAGAAGTAGAACTTTCAAACATTATACGCATGAGAACTACTCCAATAGACAGAGCAAGAGCGGCTGTTATTTATGATATTCACGCAAAGAAAATGGATCGGGATTTTGTAGCCAAAGGCGTTGTGTATAAGAACGGCCCAATAGAAGTTCAATTTGGTGGAGTGGGTCTTGCGGTCAAAGAAGAAATGCGTAAACAGGTAATTGAAGAAGTAGAAAAATTACAGTTAAGCAATCCTAAAAATCGGGTTGCAGTTCACATTACTAAAGACAGTAAAAATAAATACGGTTGGGCTTACTTGGGCCAAGAAGATCTATGGGTTGTTCCTAAAATTGTCAAAGATGCAGAATTAAAAGTGAGCGGTGCTGGTAAATTCAAAATGCCAGTTACCCCGACCACTACTCAATTCCAATACACCCTAGCCCACGAATGGGGTCATCTAGTTGATAATCTTGCCCAAGGCTCATTGTCAAGACAGGCTGAAAGAACAACAGAAGTAATTAAAAAACTTAAAAAAGAATTTCCTGATGCGTTTACAAGCGGGTATTCAGGAAATAACAGCAGAGAATTTTACGCTGAAATGTTTACTGAGTATTACAGAACTGCTGGACAGACTAACAATAAGTTAGTTCAAGCAATGGCTACTGAATTTGGCTGGAAAGTTCCTGGAGGGGTAGTACAACCTAAGCCTGTACCTGTTCCTATTGCAGTAGAACCTCCTAAGCCTAAAACGGTCAAAGCCAAATACAACAATCAAAATGAATTTGATAAACAAGAAATGCTCAAAATTATTGACATAAAAGAAAATCAAATGGGCGTAGTTACTATCTATGATGGAGCAACACAAAAATACATAGAGGCTTTTAAGTACACTGGAGATGACCGCTTAAAGGCCATATTACAAGCGCAAGGCTTTACTGCTAAACCTACCGTTTTGAGCGCTAATGATTTTGCTGTATTAGAGCAATTAGGAACACCGATTATTCACCGTGGGCTAACTGCTAGTTCTACGAAATCTGTTGATCAAATGATTAAAGAATTTAAAGATGGTGAGATGTATGTAGGTACGGGTGTTGCTGGAAATGGTGTTTATGCAGGAACTGATTTAAACTATGTAATTAAATACGCAGGAGATAATCCTAACAATGTAATAACTATGGCTTTATCACCACAAGCAAAAGTAATAGATATGGAAGATGCTAAGAATGGTGCTAAAACAGCAAGTAATGCTTTTTATGACAAAGCATTTAAACGCCCATATAACAATCCTGAAATGGGCAAATTTGTAGATAGTTTTGGCGATCTTACAGAAGAACAAGCAAGGCAACTGGGTATCTTATTTAGAGATCCAGGCCGTTATGCCGCAGTTAATGGGTATGACGCAATCAAGCATGTAGATGAAGATGGCGGCATTTATGTAATCCTAAACAGAGGGGCAGTGAGGGTAAAAGAATGATTACAGATCATGTGATAAGCATAAAATGGGCAACAGCAATTAACAGTTTTAAAGTAAACAAGATAGAAGATGCTGAGGCTCTTGATCAATTTAGAGATTGGTATTTAAAAGCATCATCAATTGATGAAGTACCACAACCATATAGAAACTGGGTATTGACAGGCTTGCCTGCTAAATACACAAAACAGACACCAATAAAGGAGGCGTAATTAATGAATGATAAAGAAGAAAGTTGCGATCCAGTAGATTTTATAGATCCAAAAGAAGCGACATTACAGGAACTTTATTACTTGGCTGAAAGAGGGGTGGCGGAGGCCAAAAGAATAGTGGCGGAATATGACAAAGAGGCTGAAGCAGAATTACAGCGCAGAGAAAAACTAATTGATACAGTTAGCGCTAAGGCATTAACCATTGAATGGATTGAGGACTAAAATGGCAACACAACATGTAAACGCTAGTACACAAACAACAGCGTCAGTTTTACTTTATGTAAGCCCAAATGCAAAAGCATTAACACCAGTAACAATTTACAACGGTCACAGCGCGGCAATCTTTATTGGAGATAGCACCATTACTACATCAGGTGCAACAATTGGTCGCACTATTCCTAACGCACAATCACAAACATTTTATGTCAATCCAAATGATGTTATCTACGGAATTTCTGCCGCCGCCTCTGCCGCAGGAGCAATTGTCATAACTTATACTGCTTAACCAAGGAGAAAATAATAATGGCTAACTTAACAACCACTTCATACTTTAGTATTGAAAAGGCTGATCGCAACGCAGACGGCACTATGACTGTTTACGGTAAAGCAACTGATGACTCACTAGATATTGACCAACAAATTTGTGACGGTGAATGGTTAGATCGTGCCATGCCACATTGGTTTAAATCAGGTGGCAACATCAGAGAACAACACAGCAACATTGCGGCTGGCGTTGCTAAAGAATATGAGGCAAAAACTGACGGTCATTACATCACTGCTTTGGTAGTAGATCCAGTTTCTGTTAAGAAGGTGGACTCAGGAGTGCTTAAAGGTTTCTCTATTGGAATTAAAAACCCACGCGTAGTCCGCGATCACAAAGCGGCTAATGGTCGGATTGTAGATGGACAGATTGTTGAAGTTTCCCTGGTGGATCGCCCTGCAAACCCTAACTGCCAATTGGTTTTGGCTAAGTCTGCATCAGGAGATGAAACCGTGATCCAGGTAGAAGAATTACATGAAACTTCAGTAATTCAGAAAAATAATCTAATACAATCTGAGAATAAATCAGAGAAAGAAAGTGACTCAATGGAAAAAACAATTATCTCAATACCTAAGTCCATTGTGGGCGATCTTCTAAAGTTTGATAAGACTCAATTTGAAGCGGCCCGCGAAGCACTTGCTAATTTAATTTCCGTTGAAGCACAAGAAATGAAACAAGGCAGTAACGAAATTGGATCTATTTCACATCTATTAGAAGCAGTAGCACACCTTGCCGCTTGGTATGAAGGCGAGAAAGCAGAGGGAGAAGTAATGGAAGAAACAGAAATTGAATTGTCTAGTAAAGCAGATGATAAAGAAATGATGCCTGCTAAGGGTGAAACTAAAGATGCTTTTATGAAGCGTTGCAAAGAAGCAGGAAAATCTGATGAATATGGAATGAAATGTTGGGATAAATACATGAGCAAATCTGATGCGGCAGAAGATATAACACCTACTGGTGAAACTGGCGCAAATCTAGATACAGCAACAATTGTTCCTCCATCTGAGTCACCTAAATCTGCTGAAGTTGGCGGACTAGAGGTAGCAGATACGGTTGCAGAAGAAGCACAAGCAACTGAAGAAGTACCTGCTGAAGAAGCAAAAGAAGTTTCTGCTGATGAAAATTCCGCAGATAAGTTAGAAGCCATAGTAGAAGAAGTGGTAGATAAAGCAACAAAGGCTCTCAAATCAGAGATTGCAAACCTTGTGTCCGCAAAAGAGGCGGCTGAGGCTAGAGCAATGAATTTGGAAACTGAGTTGGCAACCGCTAAATCTTTGGCTATCGGTGGCGGACCAAAACGGACAGCAAATCCAATAGATGTAAAAACAACATCTGATTTGCTAACTAAGGCCGCCGTCTATAAAGCGAAAGCACAAGCAACAACTGACCCAGTTCTTGCTAAGGGATACAAACAACTTGCTGAAGAATTTTTAAGCAAGCATGATGAATCTCTTAATAAGTAACTAAATTATCTCTGAAAGGATAACCATGGCACTGAACGCTCCAAAGGTCGCTGACCTTTTTAGTGATGCTAGTCCAAAGGAAGCCGCAGAGCGTTTTGAAGAATTTTCTACTGAATTAAGTAAGAGTCTTTCAAACGCATCTCATGTTCCAGGACAAGCACCAACCACTGATCCTTTGGCAACAATGGAAGCACTTGTAGCAAACAAGTCACTTTCTGCTGAAGCATCTGCTGGATTAAACAATGCACTTGCCGCGCAACGCGTAGCAATGCAAGACATTCAAAAAGAAATTACACTTACCACTCCACTTAGCACATCTTTTGCGGCATTTGACCTAGAAGCACCTGCTAAGTTACTGACCCCACGCCCAACTCCACTACGCAACAGAATTCCACGCAAAAAAGGCGTTGGTACTTCTCACCGTGTAAAGAGAATCCTGGGTTACACAGGTACAGGAACTGGCGGACAAGGACAAATTTGGCCAGGTATTACAGAAAGCACACAGAATAACTTTGCTGGCGGTGGATCTACACCTCTAGAGTTAATCCGTGGTCCTCAGATCTCTTACACAGCAGATGATCTGATCTTGCCTTACAACTCATACTCACTATCTGATCAAGTATCTTTTGATGCTAATTTCTCAGGTTTGGGTTATCAAGATCTACGCCAGTTATCATCAACTTCTACTCTGTACGCAACAATGCTTATGGAAGAACGCATGATGCTTATGGCACGCGGTACTGCTTCAGGTTACTCAGGTGTGATTGCCGCACCAACAGCACTTGTAGCATCATCACCTGCGGCTTCAGGCTCACAAACAGCCTTGGCTTCAGGAACTTATTATGTTTATATCACTGCTGACGCAGGTATTTCTGCTAACGGCTTTGGTGAGTCCATTGTTTCAGCAGTTGCATCAGAAACTGTTGCTACTGGTGATGTTCTAACTGTGTCCTTCACAGGTTCAGTTGGCGCACTTGGCTACAATGTTTATGTCGGAACTGCAACTGGTACTGCTAACTGCACATACCAAGGAACAGTAAAGGGTGCATTGTCAGTAACAATTCAAGGTGCATCTGCAACTAACCTTCCTGCAAATAACTTTGCGTTTTCTACAACAGGAGCGGCGGCATCTCGCGCTAACACAAACACTTCTGCTTATGCAACAGGTTATGACGGAATCCTTCCAACAGTGCTTGGTCCAAACACAGGGTTCAACAACGCAATCAACAGCACATTCTCAACTGCTAACCCAGGTGTAGAATTCCAAACTGTTTTTGCTAACTTGTACCAAAATGTCAAGGCTGATCCTGACATGGTTCTTATGAACGGAAATGATCGTAAGCAACTATCTGATGCGATCAAAAACGGATCAAACGCTAACTACCGTTTGGTAATCAATCAACCAGGTGAAACTGGAACTACTTATGGTTCTATTGTCACTGGTTTGCAGAACGAAGTAACAGGAAAAGCAGTGGACATCATGGTTCACCCATGGTTGAACTCAGGCGTAGCCCCAGTTCTATCATT